CCAGAACTCCCATAGGACTCCCCCTTGTTTCCAGATGCTCCAGCTCCGCCGTCGCCTGGAACGGGCGCTCTCAATGTTCCGTTTGCGGTATTTTCTGATAGCCTGAAACTGAATGACCCATTTGATGCGCCTCCTCCAAAAGACCCGTTTTTCCCGCTTGCTTGACCACCTGCGCCGCCTCCGCCGGCTCCGGCCACACTTCCGCTGGCACTGGCGGAATACTTAGCTGAGTATATGGTATTACTTGCAGAATCGGTCCCTGAGTCATCGTAGCTTCTAGACCGGACTCCAGAGCCTCCAGAAGCACCTCCGGCACTACTCCCGCTATTCCCAGGAACACCACCATCGCCTCCCTTCTCGCCTGCCGTTCCAGCTTTGGCGTAGGTCACACCGGTTACAACATCGGTATACCCAGTCGATGTTGCCGACCCGGACGCAGATGATTCCGCTCCAAAAGTGGTGTTGCCACCGTTCTGCCCATTTGTCTGTCCGCCAAATCCGCAGGAAAAAGATATTTGCTCTCCTGCTGTAACAGAAATCGTTGTTTGCCACACATTACCTGGGGTCCCGGCTGCACCCCCGGATCCACCAGTGCCATTGTCGGTCGTGCTTCCACCAGATGTACAAGAGGTAGATTTGGAGTAGACCTTCCCTTCTGTATCATTTCTTGTGATTTGGATTTCTTCGCTCTCGTATGTATTCTCGCCAAACCCACCATAAAACCCTCCGGTTCCTGCACTGCCATTATGGCCAGCTCCACCGCCGCCAATCAGAACAGCAACCACTTCTGTAACCCCTTCTGGGACGGTCCAGGTTCCGTTCCCCGTCAACAGCTCATGATTATCATAGGTCACAATCTGTTCTTCTTTGGGCGGTATAAACCCAACCAAAAGGCTCTCATCGGCCTTTAGGGTGTTGGACAGGTTGATGTCAACAGATTCTAAGCAGGCTGTGACTCCAATTTCGTCGTATGGGTGCCATACGGCCAGACGGTCCCCTGGATTCTCCCCTAGATAGACAGAGGAAGTCTGGATTGTCTCAGCCCACTGAAAGTAGTTGGCCATGCGCTGAGCCACAGCGTTGGAGTTGACCAGGGAAATCAGTGTGGCGTTTTTTGCAGTTTTGACGTTTGGTTCCTGTGCGGTGGATACGTCCTTGTATACCTCCCTGGTGTTGTGGACGTATTCATGTCCAGTGAGTGTTCCAGACCCAGCAGACACCTTAGCGTAGTTGGCTCCATGTTCCAAAATGGAAAATCCGGACACCTTCAGCCCATACATAGGTCCGTCAAATGTAATGATGTCTCCTTGCTGTGCTGTGCCCTCAAATAGCTTTTTTTCATCTCCGCCATCTACATACTGATGCTCCGTTACAATAACCTGGGTGACCTTGGATCCGTATTTGACAGAAGGCCCCTGATACATCCGTCCACGGCCCATGTCTCCGCTGATCCCGTTCCATAGAGCCTCGATTCGAAGCACGCCGTCCAGATCGTTTTTGACTGTCGCCCCAATTGCAAAGAGCACTTGGGCCAGGTTGTCCCGGGGAGAGGATACCGGAAGCCATCCATACAGTTTGATGCCCTCCAGATTGCTTTTGACGGCATATGGGACCGTGCCGCACAGCCCAGGCAGCAATTCAGACACTGTCTGGCCAGTATAGATCCCGCCATAGTGCTGTCCATCACTGAGTAGTCCAATGGCCGATGTGGCAGAGAATTGGTACAGGTCTGGTCCTGTACGCTGGATGTCCTGGACATAGAACACGCCTTTTTGCCTGTCATTGTAAAAGTAGATCATAGGTGTGTTGCGTTTGAACTCCACCAAGGTCCGGTCATCACTCTTGATCACAGGCGAAAATGTGTTTGCCTCCAGAGAAGAGGACAACAGAGACGTGGCAATGTGCATTTTCCCGCCCTTGATGTCCAGACCGGAAAAAACTCGACCGTCATATAAGATCTTGCTTTTGTTTGCCATAAGACCCTCCCATGCTATGGCGCGATCTGTGCCTCCATGGGGATGAAGTTCACTTGAATTTCTCCCCAGTAGTTTACTCCAGCCTCTACTTTCTCCAGGTCCTGAGATGCGCTGGTGTAATAGGCCTCATAGGACAGTACAGTTTGTCCGTCAGCCGCCTCCAACTGAACAGATTCATCCACAGAGTGTGCGACCAGATAGTCCCAAAACTCGTCCAGTCCGGCCTGGTTGTCCCCCCGGCGGAATACGGTGATCTTGTGGCCGATATAGGTCCCAATTATGTCCCGGACCATGCGGCCGCTCATCACCCTCCCGGCGTTGTCCCCGTCCAGTACGTTGAAGTTCCTATTGTAAGCGGAGATGGCCACCTTTGCGTCAAATTCTACGCCATTGAGTTTTATGTAGCTCATCTTACACCTCCACCAGCTCCACACCCACCCGGCGGCTCTCCGCCTGGTTGGCCCGATAGGTAACCCGGCCCAACACCTGACGGTCAACCTCTAAAATCACGGTGGTATTGCCGCCACCAGCTCCACCGGCGCGCTGAATGCCGCGGGCCACAGCTGCCTCGATCTCGTAGACAGGAGCCTCGATGTTTGTCCCTCTTGTCTGGTCCCCCAACACAGCCAGAAATTCCCGGTTCGGAGGGATAACCGCCCCAGAGGCCAGAGCGGGAATGCGATAGGAGGAAATGGACGGCATGGAGGCCATGGACGCCTTTGGAAAGCCTCCGCCCCGCTTGAGCGAATTGCTTCCCATTTTCAATGCGGTTCCGCCGCCCAATAGTGCAAGACCAGCCATAATAAGGCCGATATTTGTCGTCGTGGCTCCAATTGCCACCATGGCGATTCCTGCCAGGAGCATAGCTGTGGATACCCATCCGGCTACCTCCTGCAGATGTAATGCCTCGACCCAGCTTCCAAATGTTCCGCTTTCTGCCCCTATCGCAAGCCCGCCCAGCAGCATGGCTGCTCCTGCCAGGAATGCAAAGATATTTCCCATGGAAAGGCCAACTCCCACCAATCCAATACCAACCAGCATCAGGGCAACCGAAACCCAACCAATGACCTGCTCTAGGCCAAGCGTTTCCACCCAGCTTTTCAGTGTATCGTTTCTCTCCCCAAGCGCCAAACCTACACCAAGAAGTCCGGCTCCCACAAGCAGAAGTATCATATTTGCTGTGGCTGCGCCAATAGCAATCATTGTGATTCCGGCGAGCATGAGCGCGACCGTGATCCACTGCATAACTGTGGTCAGCTGCAGCTTTTCCCACCAGGCAGTTAATGTCTGCTCATCTACAACATCCAGGACAATTCCAACCCCAAGGAGCGCCGCTCCAGCGATGACCGCCAGGATACTTCCCTTGGCGGCCCCAATACAGATCAAGGCAAATCCGGCAACTTGAAGGGCCGCCGCCACATAGTCAAGGGCAGAATCTAGCCCCAGTTTTTTTGCCCAGTCGCTTATAACACCACTCTGCGTTCCAACATAGATTCCAATTGCCAACAGAGTCAGTCCAGAAATAACCATCAGAATATTGCCCTTTGCTGCTCCGATACAAACCAAGGCAAATCCTGCAATCAGGAGCGCCGCTGTAACATACTGCGCAGCCCTGGATAAGCCCAACTTCTCCGCCCAATCTTCCAGCATTCCGGAGGCATGAGCATAGACCACCGCCGCGCCGATGAGCATTAAGCCGGCCATCACCAGCAAAATATTTCCGGTCATGGCTCCAATCGCTACCATTGCGATTCCGCCCAGCATTATTGCTAGGACTACAAACTCCTGCACACTATCCAGCCCAAGTTTGTCTACCCAGGATTGAAGCTCTTCATTGTCTGAAGCGAGCGTTCCTCCATACGCAAGCAGAAGCAGGCCAGCCGCCACCAGAGGAAGGGACCCCATGGATGCCCCGATGGCGACTAAAGCAATTCCGCCCAAGAGCATAGCGACCGGAACCCAGGCCGCCACCTTGTTCATCATGCCCTCCAGCCATTTAGACTGTTCCCCCAACCCATCAAAATCAGGGCCACCACCCTGGTTGTCTTTGCTCTGGTTTGCCCCACCGGACAGCTTATTGATCTCGTCAAATGAGGCTAGGGATTTGCTTGCCTTTTTAGCTGCATCCCCTGTTCCCTCTATTGCCTCAGTCTCCTGATTCAGATTCTCTGCTGACTCTTTTGATTCTTCCAATGTTTTCCCGAACATGGCAGAGAGCATTTTTGCAGTCAGCATCACAACGCTGGTCAGGATGTTTACAAATTTTGTGAAGGCTGGGAGAATCACATCCACCAATGGCTGAGCCATGGTCAGAAGGGCCGCTTTCAGCCTGTTTATCGCTGCTGATGCCTCATCATTGCTCTTAATTACCTTTCCAAGCCAGCTGCGAAAGGATGCCAGCCCCTGACTGATCAGCGTAAAAACGAGTGCGCTTCGGATCACCTCCCGAAGACGGAGCGAAAATCTGGTTGCACTTTTTTGTGCCTTTTCTATGGACTTTGCCATTTTTTCGCTGCTCGGCTCTGCGGAAGCCATCTTTTGATGCAGTTCTCCAGCCTGATCCTTGGCCCGCTCAAGGGCCTCGGCCTCCTGTATGGCCTTGTCAGTAAGCTTGGTGTACTGTGCATCCAGGCGTTGAACATCCTTGTCCTGCTGCTGGAGTATTGACTCCTGTTCCTTCAGCTCTGTGGTGAGCCTTTTTTGGCGCTCCAAAGCTGAGATATAAGAGGTTGGATCAGTCGGAGTGCCACCTGAGATAACATTTTGTGCAGAGGCCAATTCCTTCTTCAGACGCTCCACCGTGTTGATCGTTTCTCCCGCGGCTTGCTTGGCTGCCTCCAGTTCTCTCTGGATTCCCCCTCTTTGGGCTTGATCTGAGGCCAGGGACTGCTCCAACTTTTCAATTTTCTTCGTAAGCTTGTCCAGCTCCCGACTTGCCTTTTTGTCATCTACTTCGGTTGTGATGACAATAGAGCCATCTGCACTTGCCATTGTTTCACCTGCTTTCTATACTTGGACAGTCCTGCATCAATTCCCGCCGGTCCATGCCTTCAACACATTTTCTTCCTCCGCGGTGTATGTGACTTTTAAGTCAACCATACTCCGATTTTTTCGATAAAATTCCCGGTCAGACTTGTCCAGTGGCTTACCCTTAGCCTTTTTCTCCCGGATCCGGATCACCTGTGCGAATAGACATTCCCCAATTTCGTAATAAGCAGAGATGAAGGACCACCAGTGCAGGTATTTCTCTGCTCTTGCTTCCAGTCCTAAGATCCGGTTGACTGGGGCGACGATCAGTTTGAAGTCCTGTCCCCAGTCAACCAGTTTTGGTGATTTCCTCGCCTCGCCTTCCTCTCCGCAGTTGATAAACCAGATACATTTTTGCACAGCCTCCTGATAGTGCTCCTCCGGCATATCTGCAAAGTCCGAATAGAAAATGTCCAGCAGGACAAAAGATTTTTCCTGGCTTCCAAGCTCCGGGTCCTCCAAAGCCATGCAAATATCCAGAATTGAACGGTAATCAGAGCGGATCTCATAGACCGTGCCATGGACCTCAACGGAGGTGGGAAGATCATAGATCATCGGTGATATTTCTCCGTATACTTGGCGATCCTGGGATTCGTAGCCTTCTGCTCTCGGGAGAAAG